GGCCCGCAAACGTCAGACACAACGCGTCAGCCAAGTCAGGCGACCGCATGCCCCGCTTCTTCAAGCCGTCCTTGCTCTCCACCACCACCTTGCCCGTGGACGTAAACGAATACCGCGGCGCCACCAGCTCATGCCGCAGCGTCTCGTCCTTCGGCAGCTTTACCGCCCGCGTCGCCAGCCAGTCCTTGACCGACATCCACAGCTCGTCCCGCAGCCGGTGTGCGTTGGGGTTCATGGCCGACACCTCGGCCACGTTGACGTCCCGCACGTTGTAGCCCTGCTCCCGCAACCGATCGGCCACCCCAGACCCTAGGCCGATCGTGTCGACGCAAATCTCCTCCGGCGCGTCCTTCTTCGCCTCGTTCACCACCGCGCCCACCGTCTGCATCAAGTCCAAGCCACCCCAGGCCCGGATCTCAACCACCACATTCCCACGCCGCTTGCACAGCGCCGTTCTGTCCGTGCCAAACCGCGCCACGTCCAAGCCGTACACCATCGGCTCCGTCACCCCCACCGTGATGTCCCGACCCAACGCCCCGTCCACCAACTCCGCCGGGATCAGCGTGTCGTCGTCCGCCAGCGCGAACTCGCCCAGCACCCGTATCCGATACGCGTTCGACGTCTCGCCATACGTTGCCGCGATCTGCTTGACGAAGTCCGACGACACCAGCGGGTTGTTCGCGCACGACACATGCATGCGAAACCAATCCGCCGCCAGGTCGTGGTGCGTCTTGTAAAACAGCCCCGAGTTCCGCGTCGGGTTGCTGATCAGGATCGTGCTCGCGCTGTGGCCCGACATCGAGCCCGCCGCGGCCTCAAACACCGCCTCCGGCACCGCACTCGCCTCGTCCACCACTAGCAGCACGTTCTCACTATGTACCCCCGCCAGCGCCTCGGGCCGCTCGCTGCTGCTCGTCCTAACCGAGATGAAGCTGCTCTCCGGCGCGCCACGCAGCGCAATCCGGTCGCTGAACACCTCAAAGCTCTCCCGCAGCACAGGCGGCAGCTTGTTCACCCAGGTCTTCAACTCGGCATACAGCGCGTCAAACAACTGCGCCGCCGTGGGCGCCGTCACAACCGACTTCTGCGGATACCGCGTGCAGGCGTGCCAAATCAGCACCCAACTGCACACCGTCGACTTCCCCACCCCGTGCCCCGCGCGCACCGAAATCCGCCGCTCGCCCCTCGCGACGGCACGCATGAACTCCTCCTGCCACGGCAAGGGCTTCGCCCCCAGCACGTTCCGCACGAAACCCACCGGGTCGTCCCGATACCGCGTGATGAACGAAACAAACGTCTCCCGGTCAGCCGACGCCTCGCTCATTCGCCAACGTCCTTTCTATTTTTTGCGACGCGGGGCCGCTTTCGCGCGGGGGGAGGGGTGGGGGGGAGTACCTCCGGCGCGCTGTGCGTAGAGGGCGCGGGTGGCGCGCACGCGGGCGCCCCCGGTCGGTCGGGGGTGCCGGGGGGGTCTGGCCGATCGACCGCCTGGCCGACCGCCTCCGCCCCCTCGAGCGCGCGGTCGGACCCGCCCAACCTTTCACCACCAAAGGTAGGAAGCGCAGGGATTTCAGTAGCTTGCCCCTCGATGTACCCGGAACCCTTACCCGCGAGCGCCTTCAGCGCCTCCAGGTGCAGCGTGTGCGTGTGCGTGACCGTGGCTTCGACCTGCGTCCGGTCGCCGTAGACCTTAGGCAGAAGCCTCGAGGCGGTCCATTTCATGCCGTCCAGCGCGACCCGCGCGGCGTCTGAGGGGATTTCCCCGCGCAGGACGGCCTCCGTCACGTCCAGCACGCGATCGGCATGGGCCATGGCCCTGGCCTGGATGGCTCGCGCGTAGTCCTCCTGAAAGGAGGAGTCCTCCGCCAGCCATCTCCAAGTCACCGAATGGTTCGGCATGTCTTCGTCCCTGCAGACACTGGACAGGGACCGGCCCTCCGAGATCCTGGCGCAGATCTCCTTGAGCAGTTCCGGCGTCTTACGGGTCGGGCGCCCGATCACTTTGCGCCCTCCTTCACCTTCGCCTCTCGGTACTCCTGCAGGCTGACCACCGGCTGCTGGCGTAGTCTGGCGAGCCTGTCGGCGTGCAGGGCGTGGACGATCGTGTCGAGGCGGTTGCGTGTCCATCGTGTCAGGTCTTCGGGTTGTGGTGCGGCTTGGGTGAGGATGTCGTCCCAGATGGCCGCGCAATGGGCGTCGAGGTCGTCAGAAGGGGATTTCGTCATCGGGGACGGTGACCTTCTGTGCGGGTTGGACGGTAGCGCCTGGGAAGTTGGCTTTGACGGTTTCCGTGAATGCGCTGGGTTCCCACTGGGACCACGCCAGGAGGAGTTCTGGCAGGGTTAGGACGGTTTCCGGGTGCTCTGAGTGTCTGGCTACCGCATCGGCGTCTGCGCGGTCCAGAGCGATCGTGTAGGGCTTTCCGTTGTAGGTCAGGGACCAGGTGTTGGGCGGCTTGGGCGTGTGGCCTGCTTCGGTGGCGGTGCGGTCGAGGGTTTGCCATCCCCGGATGAGGACTTGGGCGCGGTGTGTGATGGCCTCGAGGTCGTTGTCTCGGATGGCCTGGTCGAGTTTCTCGGCGGCCTGTCCGAATTTGGCGGCCATCTCGGTTGGGACGAGGCGCGGCAGTCGGGCGCTGCCCCACTTGGCTTCCATCTCGGCGGCGACTTTGTCCAGCGGCCCGGTAGCGGCGGCGGCGGCTTGTCCTGAGTTGAACGATCCCAGCTTCAGCAGGGCATGGTCGACGGCCCCGATGCGCTTCACCTTGCTCATGGCTGCGGCTTCCCCCTCTTTTTGGATTTGTGCTGTTTCCCCCGCATCAGACAGCACACACAGCACACCCTTATAGGGTTGTGTGCTGTTTGTGCTGGCTGCTGGTTTTGCGGCGTGTGCTGTTTGTGCTGCTTGTGCTGGTTCATGTGCTGCCCCTTGTGCTGGCTGTTGTGCTGCCTGTTTGGCGGCTAGGGGCCATCGCCGTGGTCCTTGGCGATCCACCAGTTCTCATTTCGTACCGCTGCGATGCCTCGGTCTTGGAGTTGGTTTCGGACGTACTGGAAGGCCACGCGCTTGGCGTTTTGGGAGTCGGCGGAGAAGGCGGGGTAGAAGTAGCTGCGCCAGGTTTCGGTGCTGACGCATCGGGCGTGGGGCGGGATGTGGTTGGAGGTGACGGTGTCGCCGTGGTTCTGGACGGCCAGCCGGAGCGTCTCCAGGCCCAGCTGGACGCGCGGACTGAGGCTTGGCCTCTTGGGCTTGATGGCGTCGGCTACCGGCCCGTTGAGCGGCTCCAGGGCCAGGGACGCGGCGTCTGGGTCGATGTCGGAGAGGCTGACGGTCACCATGCGGTAGCCGATTTCCATGCCGTCCTCGCCGTCCTTCTGCTTGGTGACCTTGAGGCGCCCCAGGCGTTCGGGGCTGTCGTCGTCGGACAGCTTGGTGACTTCCAGTTCGGCGTCGACGGCGCCCAGGAGGCTGGAGTGGCCGCGCTGGCCTCGGGCTTCGTCCTTGCCGGAGTGGTGGACGATGAGGATGGCGCAGTCGAGGGCCTGCATGACGTAGGCGATGACGGCGATGAACGCGCCCATGTCTTCGCTGCTGTTCTCGTTGCCGCCTGCGAAGGCGCGGGCGAGCGTGTCGACCACCAGCAGCTTGGGCTTGAGGCCTTTGGCCTTGACGGCTTCGACGAGGGCTTCGGCGTCCTCCAGGGTGGACCGGAGGTTCAGCTGGGCCTTCACGAAGGCGATGGGCGTGTCGGGCGGCAGGTTGTGGTGCTGGCGCAGCGCGTCCCAGCGGCGTTTCAGTCCCGCCCCGCCCTCGCCTGCTAGGTAGACGACGTCGCCTTGGCTGCATGTGCGGTCGAAGGCGCGCAGGCCTAGGGCGATCATGGCGGCGAGGTAGAGGGCGGCGAAGGACTTGTAGCTGCCGGGCTTGCCGTAGAGGGCGGCGAAGCCGGAGGCGGGCAGCAGGCCGTCGATCAGCCAGGTGACGGGCTCGTCCTTCAGTTCCCCCGCCATGACGAGGCGGATGCGCGGCTGCGGGGCTTGCTGGGCTGTCGGCGCCTCTGGGATGTCGTCGGTGAGGCTGGCAATGGGGGAGGC